GAGGAGAACGAGAAGGAGCTTTCTGTGACGCAGGATGCCCCGCAGCAGGTTGTACCGCAGATGCCTCAATCGGCGCAGACCGACAAGGCTGTATCGAAGACAGCCGAGGCCGCGCCGCAGACCGACAAGGCCGCGCCGCAGACCGCGCACGAGGCTCTGCTTCCGGAAGAGGCGGTGCAGCGTTACAACACGGAGCTCCAGACAAGCGGAAAACTTTCCGAAGCGAGCTATGCGGAGCTGGAACAGCGGGGCTTCCCGCGCGGCATGGTGGATTCTTACGTGCGCGGTATTCTGGCGCAGCAGCAGGACGCCTATGCCGCCGCCTATGAAGTCACCGGAGGAAAGGAGCAGTACGACGCCATGATCGATTGGGCCACGCGCACCCTGACTCCGGAACAGAAGAACACCTTCAACAATCTGCTCGGGTCGGCGGACGGCCTGACGAGAAAAATGGGAGTTGAGAAACTGAACGAAATGTACAAGCAGGCCATCCCGCAGTCTCCGCAGCAGCAGCTGACCGGAAACACCGGAAGCGCGGTTCCCGGAGACATCTATGCCAGCCGCGCGGAAATGGCCGCCGATATGGCGAAGGCGGATTACTGGAAGAACCCCGCTGAACAGCGCCGCGTCGCCGAGAAGATTCAGCGTTCGCTCTCTTCCGGTGTCAAACTCGGCTGATCCATCCAACCCTGACTGAATAACAAGAAAGAGAAAACAATACTTATGGCTACCAATTTTCCGGCTTTCCAGAACGCTGAAATGACCCGTCCGGGTGCGATCAACAACAACTCGTCCGCCCCGTATGAGCTTACCCTCACGCAGTTTTCCGGGGAAATCCTTGCCTCCTACGACCGTGCGCTGGTGCTTTCGAAGATCGTCAAGCACCGCACGATCAGCCGTGGAAAGTCGATGCAGTTTCCGCTGACCGGACGTGCGAAGGCCCACTACCATACGGCGGGAACCCACGTGAATCTGGACGGCATCAAGTCGGCGCAGCGGATCATCACGGTTCCGGGCGTCATCACCGCCGCGACGATGATCGACGACTTCGAACAGGCCATCATGCACTTTGACACGCGGCAGGAGTTCGCCCGCCAGCTCGGCCTTGCGCTAGCCTATCTGAAGGAGCTGCATGTCGGCATGGTTCTGGCGCAGACCAGCCATGCGACGAAGGTCATCGACGATGATGACCAGGTGGACGGGCGTTACATCACGAACGACAAGTTCAAGCTTGCCTCCGGAACCGGTTCGGCCACGAAGGTCGAGCTTGCCGCCGCGCTCTGCGAAGCGATCTACATGGCGAATGTGGCGATGGATGAAGCGAATGTCGAAGAGGACGGCCGCACCTGCGTTCTGCGTTCCGGCGAGTATTACAGCCTGATCGAAGGAATCAACGGCGTCGCGGGCTACGCGGTGAACCGCGAGTACGGCGGCCAGGGCTCGTTCGCCGAGGGAACGCTTCCGAAGATCGGCGGCGTCCAGCTCCTCAAGTCCAACTGCGTTCCGGGCAAGAACTATGCGCAGGATTCGGACAACTTCAAGCACTATTACGGAGACTTCTCGAAGCTGATCGGCATGGTGTTCCTGCCCGAAGCGATGGGCTGCGTCGATCTGATGGATGTCGTGGTCAAGCACGACGACAAGATCGAATACCTCGGCGAACTCGTGCTCGCCAAGCACAGCTACGGTCTCGGCGCGCTGCGTCCGGAGTGCTGCGTGGCGTTTGAACTCGACACGCTGACCAACGCCTAATCTATTCCTATAATGCCTGAGGCAAAACCGCCTGACGATCCCAGGACCGGGAGTAACCTGCGGGCCATTTCCACCACCCCTCGGGAGCATGAATCGCTTTCCGAGGGGTTTTTGTCAAACCAAAGAAAGAAGGAAGTGCTTATGCTTCAACAACCTACAACGGAACTGGAGGCAGTGAACCTGATGCTCGCGGCAATCAACGAGCCTCCCGTCAATTCCATTGAGGAGACGGAGGGGACCGAATCCGCGCTGGCCGTATCGATCCTTGCGGAGAGTTCCCGCCGCATCCAGCAGGACGGCTGTTCCTTCAACCGAGAGTACCTGGAGCTTCTTCCCGATCCGGACGGCACCGTCCATCTTCCGACCAATACGCTGAAGGCGACGGCGGCGACTCCCCGCTATATCGAGCGCGGCCGCAGGATTTACGACCGCTACGAGGGAACCTTCCGAATCGGGGAGGCTGTTCCGGTGGAGCTCGTGCGCTGTCTGGCCTTCTCCGATCTTCCCGAAGCGGCACGGTATTACATCGCAGTCACAGCGGCGCGGAAGTTCGCTTCCCGCACGGTCGGAAGTACGGAACTCGTAGGGCTGTCCGAACGCGACGAGGCGGAGGCTCGACAGAGCTTCCTTGAATACGAGCTCGAACAGAACCGCCCGAATCTGTTCTCGCCGCTGGACCGGGCGGTGATTGCGCGGAACCTCGGCCCGCACGACTTCGGGGGGACGCCATGCCGGTAATTCATCGGGACATCCCCGGAATCTACAACGGCGTTTCTCAGCAGGCTCCTCCGCTGCGACTGCCGAACCAGGTGGCGGAACAGATCAATTTTCTCTCTTCAGTCACCTCCGGAATCGAACGGCGGCCGGGGACGAAACACATCGCCATACTGGCGGACAGCCACGCCGACGAACGTTGTCTCTCCTATCCGTTCCGGGATTCGGAGGGACGGGATTATCTCATGCTGTTCACCGGCCGCGCGGAGGAGCCCATCGAAATTTACCTGCTGGACGGAACGAAATGCCATGTCTCCTTCGAAGGTGCGTCCCGCGACTACCTGACCATGCATACAGCGGGAGTCGCCCGTAACGACTACCGGGTCAGCGCGATCGCGGATTATGCAATGGTCGTCCATCGCAACGTAACGTGCGCCATGCTGGATGACCGGAGACCTGAGCTGGAACCGTTCGCCCTGCTCTGGATCAAGAAGGGGGTGGTCAGTACAACCTACTCTGTCGGCGGAGTTAGTTTCACGACCAAAGACAGCACTACGGCCACCGACGTTTCGACAGGGACCATCGCCTCGGAACTCGTTGCGCTGCTCACGAAGCAGAGCATCGCCGCCGAACAGCTCGACGGCGACAGCTGCGTCATCCGGATCACCGGAACGCGGGAGTACATCGACACGCTGACCTCCAGCGATTCCTATGGAAACTCCGCCTCTCTGCTGTTGAAGGGCAAGGCGCAGAAAATCGAGGACCTTCCCCCGACCGCGAAGGATGGAGATGTCATCGAGATCGTAAAAGACGACTCCGGGATGCTGGCCGGATATTACATGAAGTACACGCAATCGGACGGGTTGTGGACCGAAAGCACCGCTCCCGGTTCCCGATACAAACTCGATCCTTCCACCTTGCCGCATCAGCTGATCCGCACCGATGTCACCGAGTTTCTGTTCCGCGCCGCAGTTGAAGAAGAGGAAAACAACCGTCCCGGCTGGTCTGAGCGCAAAGCGGGCGACGACGTTTCCGCGCCGCTGCCGAGCTTCATCGGGCATACGATCCGGGATATCTTCTATCACAAGAACCGCCTCGGAGTCCTGTCCGGCCAGAACATCGTTTTATCGAAGCCGAACGACTACTTCAACTTCTTTCCGGACACGGTGAGCCAGACGCTCGACACCGATCCGACCGACCGGGCGGTTGGCTTCAACGAGCCTGTACTGCTTGAGTGGGCGGTCCCGTTCAAAGAGGATTTACTGCTCTTCAGTCGCAACCGTCAGTTCCTGATGAGTTCCGGGCTTGAGGTGTTTACGGCGGAAAAAGCCATGATCGACCCGGTGACGAACTTTCCGTGCTCCGGACAGCTTCGCCCGTCGAACCTCGGGTCCAGCCTGGTTTTCGTCAGCGACAACGCCGATCATACACTGGTCCGGGAGTATTTCGTGCAGGCCGACACGCTGCAAAACGACGCGGCGGACATCACGGCACATTGTCCGGAGTATCTGCCGAGCCGCATTTCCCGCTCGGTGCACCTGGCAAATTCGGGAACCCTCCTCCTGTGGAGCGAACGCACCCCTTCCAGGCTGTGGGTTTACCGGTATTACTGGAGCGGGAACGAGAAGCCGCAGAGTTCATGGAGCGTATTCGATTTTCCGTTCGACATCCTTGCGATGGAGGCGTTCGATGAAGTGGTCTACCTGGTCATCCGCCAGAACGGGGAGATCAGGCTTTCGAGTTTCGAACCGTCCCGGAGAGAGGCGTACTGCTTCGACGAGATGTTCGAGTGCAGCAGTCGTGAATACGATCCCGCCGCCGACACGACCCGGTTCCCGTTCCCCTACACGACGGATCAGGAAATGGCGCTCGCGTGGGAGACGGAAGACGGGAGAATCTATCAGGGATTTTCGATCATCGAGTCAGCCGCCGATCATCTGACCGTCGCGGGAGACCTTACTTCCGGAATTGTCCGCATGGGACATCCGTTCGAGTCGAAGTGCACTCTCTCGGAATTTTTCGTCTCCCAGGACGGCAGGACAGGTTCCCTCCAGGGGAGATTGCAGCTCAAGAGCTTGACGATATCCTTCACCGGAACCGGAGACTTCCGGCTGCTGATCGACTATCCTGGCCGGGAAACAATCGTTCACAATTACACAGGCGTGGTGGTTGGGGACGCGAGATACGCCACAGAATCCCTCCGCTCCGAGCGAAAACGGTTCCTGGTCCACGGGGATTCCCGGAATCTCACCGCGACGATCGTCTGTACCGGCCTTCTTCCCGGCTGTTTCGACAGCATTTCGTTTGAAGGATTCTATCACGCCAGAACCCAAAGGACACCTTGAATGAATTATTTATCACTGATTCCGTACTCCCTTCCGGACGGCAATACACAGAAAAGCTTTCCGATCCCGTTCCGCTACGATCCGTCCCGCGCCGGGCTTGAGGTCCGTTTCGACGGGGTGGCCCGCAAGGATGGGTGGAGCTACGATGAAACCTCGGGGGCGGTCGTGTTCGACAGCGCTCCGCAGGATGTCAAAGAGCTGCTGATCCGCCGCGTCACGGATATCACGGAGAAGGATGTGACCTTCAACGCCCGCAGCATCCTGAGCGAGAAAGAGCAGAACCGGAATACCGACCAGCTGTTCGACGCGCTTCAGGAGGCATACGACATGGGGTTGTATCTTTCCGACGACAGCTTCGGGATGCTGAGCACGTTGCGTCAGACGCTGGAGATGTGCCTCGTCTCCGCCTCGAATGCGGCCACCAGCGCCGCCACGGCGGGGAACATCGCCGCCCAGATCGCGTTCATCTGGACGGAGATCACCGGGGACGAGAACCTGTTTGACAAGGCGTTCGCCACCGCTCAGGAGCTCATGGAGGCAAAGGGCGCGGTGGACGCGGCGGCGGCGGCCGGTATCGCGGGAGTCAACGAAGCGTCGCTCGCCGCGCTCGATACCGCGAAAACCGAAATCAACGAGGCGAAGGATTCGTCGCTCGAATCGCTCGACGCGGCGCTCGGCAGCGCGGAGGGTTCTCTGGCGTTGAAGCTCGCCGAAGCGCAGGGAGCGGCCAAAGCCGCCGA